AAAAGAGTGTAATGGATCTGTACCTGTTGCAGGGTTTGCTGTTCCAGTTTTATTAGCCCAAGTGCCATTAGCACCTATCCAATATTTACCATTATCTAAGTCAATACAAACCATGTAAATTTTTGTGCTATTTCCATTAGCACTACTATTCCAAGTAGTACAAGTATTATTACTACAATAATAATCAGTTCCTGAATTATTTAATTGATAGCCATAACCATCAGAAGAATATGCACCATAACTTTGATTATTAGTTGCCATATGTCTTAAATCTGGCGATTGTCTCATAATATCTAACTTAATGCCAACACCCGTTGTGTACTGACACTCATAGTACCATTTTCCTTTTGTAGGCGCTATTGAAGATACGGCTCCTTGCCATTGACTTCCACTACAAGCAAAACTTAAATTACCTTGCGATATAATAAAACCACTAGGAGAAGGTAAATTTGGGTTTAAAGTACAAATACCAATTGATGGATTATCAATTGCTTGTTTTAAATTTCCATTAACTGTAAAATTATGAGTATTACCAGAACTATCTAAACCTAAGTTACCAGAATTTTCAAATTTTAAATGCACACCATTATTGCCCCAAGTAACACCAGTAGGTGGTTTAAATTTCCAAATACCAGATGTTGAATCTGTTTCACCAAATGATGTTGGTGTTAAAGCTGTTCCGTCTACATATGCAAAATGAGCCATAAGTCCTTGAAAAAATCTTGGACTATAGTGTGGTGAGTTTCCAATATGATGAGCAGATGAATTATTTCCAAAAAATAAATCTGTGTTTTGCGGAATAGTTGAACTATTATCAAGTGAAGTTTCTTGTGCTCCATTAATATAGATTTTTACTCTATCGGAAGCTGATGCTTGTGTTGTGTCATAAGCCACAACTAAATGATAATAAGCAGAAAAATCTCTTAATTGTCTATTTGTTCTCCAAGTATAGTTGTTACCACCTACTAAATGAGAAAATAATAATTTACCAGCGGTATCATTACTATCAACATCTGCATCTGGTTTTACTATATTTAAATCAGTTCTATTACTACCATCTGCACCAGTTACAAAAAGTCTATAATAATTATTACTTGAACTATCGTTTTGTGAAAGTTTAAACCACATTGAAATAGTTCCCTTTTTTGCATTTGTTGGTGCTCCTGAAAATGTTTTATTTAAATAACTGTTCGCCATAATATTATCCTAGTTAAACTGTCCTGAGTTATTTGCTCCTACCACTACTTGTATAGTAAACGCACGATCTGCAGTTTGCCCTTCAGCATCTGTGGCTCGAACTGTAAAACTAAACAATGTATCTGAAGTAATTCCAGCTGATACAGTTCCTGTTATTGTAGCAGAACCTGAACCAGTATTCAATGATAGACCTGTTGGTAAAGATCCTGATTGCACTGCAAAAGATGTAGCGTTAGTTGCTGTAATTGTAATTGTTGAAATAGTTGCTCCTGCAGCAAATGAACCTAATGATCCTGCTGATGTTTGCCAGGCTGGTGCATCAGAAACTGTAAGTACAGCGTTTGTTTGTACTGCATTACCATCTGGGTTTTCAATATATAATTTATAAGTTCCATCAACAGGTAAAGTAAACTTAGCTGTAATACTTGATGCAGATGAAAATGATACTTCATCAGCTACAACAGTTGCTCCCGTAGAGCTATTGATGGCTGTAACTAAAGGTGTAGATACAAAGTTACCACCAGCTATTGTACAAGTAGTTTGTGTGTTTTCAATTGTTGATGGTGTAATAGAAGTAAATGTTGGTCTTGTTTCTGTAGTTAAAGTAATAGATCCACCAAGTGCTACCGCTTGACCATTGATTGTAATTTGTCCTGAACCAGGTAAAGATGAATTTTGTAAAGCATTAGATGGAAATACAATAGTATCTCCAGAGTCTCCCATCGTTACAGTTGTTCCTGATCTTGGACTTATTTTATTTACTTTTACTTCACTCATTTTGTTCCTCTATCCAACTTGTAGTTTCTTCATNCCAANNATAACTTTTTCCATCATTAGGATATTCNACAGGTGCATGATATATACCTGTTGATTCATCTAATACCCAAGAATCAAAAGGTTTTGGTTCAATAAATATATTTAAACTTTCATCATAAGTAAAATTTATTCCACCATAGTTTCTAGTTGTTTCAACTCCATTAGATATAAATGGTGCTGAACCCATTTGTTTATAATTAAATTGTTGTCCATGTAATTCTTTTAAAAAAGCAATACCTGCTTCTTCTGTTGTTGCAATACTATTATCAACAACCTCTATATCTTTTACAATATTGTTTTCGTCTATTTTACAAAAAAATGCCATTATGTTGTATAACTCCCACTTGAATTAAATACCATAACTGTATCTGAACCAACTTGTGTAACTGTTGGAGAACCGCTTGTTGTGCCAGAATAATCTGCTGTTGGTACTCTCAAAATTACAACTCCAGATCCACCCCTACCCTTAGTAGTTGGATTATTTGCACCTGCAGTTCCTCCGCCACCGCCACCAGTATTGTCTGTTCCTGATACAGGATAATAATAGCCATTTGGATCCGTGCCTTGACCAGGATTAGGGCCGCCACTTCCTGCGCCGCCCATTCCGCCGCCGCCAGCTCCTCCAGATGTTGTTCCGCCACTTCCGTAAAAACCTCCGCCACCGCCGCCTGCTCTAACTACGGCTGAACCTGTTATAGAAGAAGATAAACCTGCACCTCCAGAGGCTGATGATGTTGTTCCACCACCTGCTCCATTTTCTGATGCACCTCCGCCTGCACCACCTTGTTGTTGACTTGCGCCACCTACGGTATCGCCACCATCAAATCCTTGTCCTGCTGTTCCATCTGAACCTACATGATTTGCACTACTATCTTGTCCTCCTCCTGCACCTGAACCATAAGTTCCTGCATCTGCGTCAGCTTGATATTCTCCACCGCCGCCTCCGCCATTTGAGGTAATTGTAGTTTGACCACTAGCAGAAATAGATGAATCTCCACCTTTTCCACCATTAGCTGCATTTGAAACTGCACCACCAGCACCTACTGTAACTGTAACTACTGTTCCTGTATTAACTGACCAAGGTGTTTCAGTTGAAGAATTTCTTCCTGATGTTTCTGAAGCATAAGAATTTCTATATCCGCCTGCGCCACCGCCGCCAGATCTATGGCCTCCACCGCCTGCGCCACCTCCTGCAATAACTAAATATTGTAAAGAATATGCTTGAGGTGTTTCGTTTGTTACAGTGTCATCTGATGTAGGAATCCAACCCTGTGTTGAGCCTGAATAAACTATTCTAATTGATTGACCTTTTGTATTATAAACAGGTTTTGGTGATGTGTTTCCTTGAAACTTATTTCCGTTTTGATCTAATGTTAATGCATTAGTATTAAACGTTCTTGAAAAATCAACAAATTCTATTACGTCTCCAACACTTGGAGAACTAGGTAGATCAACTTCAAAAGCACCACCTGTTGTATTTATAAAATAACCTTCTCCCGCAGCAGATGTGAACGCTGAAGTTTTTATAGCTGATTGCCAAGAAGTTCCTGTTTCTATTGTTACAGTTCCACCTAAAGAAACAGCTGAACCATTTATAGTAATAGCTGAATTTGCTAATTTAGAATTAGCTATTGATCCAGCAAGTTTATCGTTTGTAACTGCACTATTAGCAATTTTTGCTTCTACTACTGAACCATCTGGTAAAGTAAATGTACCCGCTGATGCATTAAAAGTTGCACCTGCAGGAACTGAAATAGTGTCACCGTTTTCACCAAGTTGTAAAGATGTTCCTGATTGTGGTATTACCTTATCTACTTCTATTTGACTCATTATAAAATTACCAATGTTCCTGTTACTGTAACAGTATTAGATACTGTCACTGGTCCTGCTAAAACTCCTGAGTCCATTGTTTGAACATCAGAAATAGTTGAAGCATGTGTGTTAATATAAGTTGTAGCTGTCATACCTGCGGACGGAGCTCGTTTTGCAGGATAAGTACAAAAAACAGTTTTAGTTCCAGCACTAAAATCTACTTTGTTATCTGAATTAGAAGAGGAGATAACGGTATCTCTAGAAAGTGTATCAGGTGTTGCATCTGTTACAGTTCCAATACCAACTTCAAACTCAGAAGTTCCATCGTTAGATATAGCGTAAAATGTATTATTAGTTGTACCAATACCAGTAACAAAAGTTTCGAAACCTACTTCGGTTCCTGTTAAATCAAATGTTCCTGTACCAGTAGTTGTACTAGTCTGTTTAACTCTGTCATTTAATACAAAAGCCATTTATGTTTTCCTTGCTATTACGCGTTACCAATTCTTAGTATCGCACTTGTAGAATTATTAGCTGGGAATTGAACAACAAAATCACCATTCGTAGCAGTTTTGTTTCCACCAAAATCTAACACCATAACTAGCTCGTTTCCGCCACCAGTTGTTTTATAAATAGCGGCTCCTGCAGCAGTCAAAGTAACGGAGTTAAAAGTTAATTCAGCAAAATCTATAAATGCGATGTTTGATGAAACTGCCACTCCATTGTTTGTTAACGCTTTACCTCCAGCTGGATAAGCAGTTCCTGTAGAACTAACTTCACCATTTCCTGTACCAGCTAAGTAAGTTGTTGATGACGCGCTGTAAGAAGAGATGCTAGTGTATAAAGCAAGTTTAAAAGCGTTACCGCTGTTACCTGCAGTGTCAAAATTAAAAGTCCCTTTTAATAATCCAGTTTTAAATGAATCAGGTACTATGTTTGCCATACTTTATCTCCTATTGTGATGGGTTAAGTGATTTAAGAGGAGTACGAATAACACCATCTTCATATTCGCCTCGGCGTCTACGACCTTGTTGTTCGATCGCATACGTTTCTAAAGACTTGTCGTATTGTCCTTGATAGTATTGTAACATATCTATCGGACCTTTCAAGTATCCATACGCTTCTACAAGAGAACCATATAAAAGTAAATCTTGATATTTATTTGATAAATAAGTGCCAGTGGCAGCAACAGAACTATCTGTTAAGCTAGTTGGTTGTTTAATATAGGCCATAGTTATTGTATATGATGCATTAGGAGTAGGTGCTAAAACCCAAAAATTACCATCCCAGTTTGCATAATATTTAGGCACTCCTGAAGCTGTGCCTGGTGTGTTATAATATTCAGCCATAAAACTTGTATCTCTTTGTTCTAAAAATTCATGAATATTTGGTGTTACTGTAGAATTAGTTATTTGAACATATCTAATAATTCTTAAATCAGATGGAATTGTTACATATCTATTTCCATTTGTGGTAGTGGAAGTTGCATAAAATCTATCGGCATCTGAATCTACTGCTCTATAAATTTTATTTTCTGCATTTTGAACTAATCTGTTTAATATTGCATCACTAAAAACAGTACTATCTACTTCTGTAAAATTTCTAATATCAGTTCTTAAATCTGTTATAGTGTATGCCATTATGATCTGCTACTCACTGGTCCTACAAAGATCTGTGAGCCTCCTCCTTTACTAGTTGTAGATGCTGCAGATGGAATAGTAAAGGTATATTTATTACTAAAAGTTTCTGTAGCGTTTGCAAAATTTTGTCTGTTTTCATTTATAACCGTTATTGTATGTCCACCAAATATTTTAGTTCCTGAATCAAAAGCTAATGCTGTTGTGCTTGCAGGAGTTTTTCCAAAAAATTGAGCTGAGGTTGCTCTAGTTAAGTTAGATATTACATTACCAATTTTAGTAGTATATTTAATTACCTCACCAACAATTCTTAAACTAGACTCTTGAAATTTTAATGGATCTGTGTCAGCGTTTTGTAATTTTTCTACTTTTTCTAAATAAACAAATCCTGTACCTGGGAATCCTGTTGCGTCTGTTAAAGTTATTTGTGTAGAACTAGCTGTAATAGCACCATTAATAGTTGTTTCTAAATTAAAAGTTTTTGCATCAACTCCACCTACACTTTGAACATTATTAAAACTAATTATATCATTTGTTGATCTACCGTGATCTGGTTCAAATACAGTTATTGTAGTTGTTCCATTTGTAGATATTGGATTAACACCTAATATAGTTGATGTTGGAAATTCTGTTCTTGCAGGTCTTGCATTTAACAAACCTTGATTGTCTGCACCTTTAGGTTTTGGTTCTAATTGTGGTTGTTTTGGTTCAAACTCAGATGTATGAACTAATGATCCATTCCATTCTTTTACCATTTCTAAATATGGAAACTCCATACCAGATCTATCTGAGATTGCTTTTGAATGTTTACCTCTAGAAAAAGCCATTATACTCCATCTCCATAAAATGTTTGTGGTGTTATGAACGCTGATGTTCTTTGTCCATCTTCTGTTAATGCTCTAGCTAATTCATCTTCATAAATTAATTTATTTGCTTGAGCAGTTTCAGGAGAATATTTTAAACTTAAATAATATGCTAAACCAGAAGTCATGCATGGTAAAAATCTATACACAACATCTGCTTCATTTGTATAAGCACCAGCATCTTGTATTCTAGCTACATAATAAAATTTTAATTTATAGTTTGCACCAGAGAAAGAAGAGTTTGGTGTTAAATATAAAAATATACTAGGTGCAACACTTCTTTGGACATAATATTGTGATGGTGTACCTTTTGCTAGTTTATTTGGTAATGCAGAATAAGTTGATCTATCAATTTTTGTTAATGTAGTATCAACTGGTGCTGTTGCAGTTGTATCATCTCTAACATAAGCCTCTAATACATCACTTATATCTTGTGGAAAATTTGCATTATCATTTGCAAAATTATATTCTGCTTGACCATTGACTAATGGAACTGAAGCTAGTTTTACTTTCCAAAGATGTACACCTCTGTTACCCCATTCAGATAATAAAATATTTAAAGAACGTCTTGCACTTTTTAATTGATAACCAGTTCTATTACCACGCAAGCCTGTTCTTTCATAAGCTTCTTCTATAATTTCGTCGATCGGTAGATCGAATGTTGTAGTACCCGACGTAGCCATTTTTCTCCTACTTATCTATTATAACAGTAACAATTGCATTTGAAAGAGCTGATATAGTCATGCCACCTTCAAATAAAATTCCATCTTCTGCTAAGTTATAAGAAAAAACATCTCCGTTTGGAACATCAGCTTGGAATTGAGTTACTGAATTACCATCTTGTAAAGTTACAGATCCTGCACCTCCACTAGAAGATAAAATAATTCCTCTTAATCTTGTTCGTCCTCCAAAGACTGCTCCAGCTGCTGTTGCTCGAACTGCTTTTACATCACTTTTCATTATCCTGTGTATCCTATTGTTACAGAGTCTGTATTAGTTAAATCTAAAAAAACTCCTGTCTTAAATCTTATTCCACTTCCTGGAACAAAAACATCTAATCCTTCA